GCGCCGCGAGGTCGTGACCAGCCGCGCGGTAGTCGTTGGCGTCGCCGGGTGTCGGCGGGACCACCACCCGAGCGCCGTGCTTCGCCGCTGCTTGCTCGGCGTACCGTTGCCCCACGCCACTGGCGTCGTGGTCGGCCGCGATCACTATCTCGCGAGCGGGAAAGCGCGCCCGAAGGCTCCCGGCGACCGGGACCAGATTCGATGCGCTGTAGGCCACGACCACCGGCCTGTTTGCCACCTCGTAGATCGTGGCGGCAGTCGCAAAGCCCTCGGCCAGATAGATCGGCCCGCTATCGGCCTCCAGATCGCCAATCCACCAGCACGATCCACCGGCCTGACCGCCGGGATGATAGAGCTTCTGGCCGTCCGCCGCGATGTACTGGAGCGAGACCAGATCGCCGTCCGGCTGATAGAGCGGGACGACCAGACGCCCGTCGCCCGTGACCCGCGCGCCGTGTGCCTGGACGCCCTTCCGCGCGAGGTAGGGATGCGCTGGCGCGGCGGGTCCGCATCCTTCCCAGATCGCCGCGACAGTGTCGGCGGCTGTCTCGCGCGTCCGCTGCCGCTCTGCATCGCGAGCCGCGATGGCCTCGGCCATCCGGCGGGCGTGCGCCATCTCCTCGACCGCTGTTACCGTGCGCCCGACATCGGCCCGCCATGAATGCTCGATGCCCGCGCGCCAACAGCCGAACCGACCGGCGGGGATGCCGTCGCCGAACGCGATGTACCATCCGGATTTATCGCCCGCGCCCGGTCGGCCTTTCGCCCCGCTGACGAACCGATGGAGCGTGCCGTCGAGGTGGATCGCGGCCGGTGGCGCTATGCCCGCTGCTGCCATCGCATCGCGCAGCTGCTGCTCCGGTGGCTCCGGCGCGCGCTCTTTGGGCGGCGACCATGAGCCGCCGAGAATGGACCTGAGATCTGCCATGTAGCCTCCTGTGTAGAGCGCCATGGTGGACCAGAAGCCGACGTTTTGCAACGTGCCAGAAAAGCGACGTTGACATCGGCCCGCGATCTGACGCAGATTGTCGGAACGCCGACTGGAATGGTCCGACTGGCGGAAAAAGGAATAACCATCATGGCAATCAGGATCAGCCGCACCAGCGGTCTGTCCGCCAATGGCGTAAAGCTGTTGGTGTATGGACAGGCTGGCGCAGGTAAAACGACGCTCATCAAGACCCTGCCAGCACCTATCGTGCTGTCGGCAGAGGGCGGTCTGCTGTCCATTCAGGACGCCGATCTCCCGTATATCGAGGTCTCCGACATGAACACGCTGCGCGAAGCATGGTCGTGGCTTGCGAGCAGTTCCGAGGCGGCCGAGTTCAAGTCGGTGGCGCTCGACAGCATCAGCGAGATCGCTGAGGTATGCCTGAACGCCGAGAAGAAGGCGACCAAAGACCCGCGTCAGGCTTATGGCGCGATGCAGGAGCAGATGGCCGACATCATCCGGTCATTCCGCGATCTGCCTGGGCGGCACGTTTACATGTCGGCCAAGGTCGAGAAGACCCAGGACGAGATGGGGCGCGTCTTGTATGCCCCGTCGATGCCGGGGAACAAGACCGGCCAAGCCCTGCCGTACTTCTTCGACGAGGTTCTCGCGTTGCGCGTCGAGCGCGATGCCGAGGGCGCATCGCAACGCGCGTTGATGTGCGACAGCGATGGCCTGTGGCAAGCGAAGGACCGCAGCGGCAAGCTCGCGGCGTGGGAAGCCCCAGACCTCGGGGCGATTATCCGCAAGATCCAAGGAGACAACGCATGACAGAGATGCAGAAGCTCAGCGAGCGATGGCTCGCTGCGAAGGAAGCCGAGCGTCTGGCGGTGGAAGAACGCCGCCAGATCGAAGACCGACTGTCGAGCCTGTTCGGCGTTCCTGAGACGTTTGAAGGAACCGCAGCGACGACGCTGGGCGGCATCACGATCAAGGTTGTCGGCCGCATGAACCGGAAGGTCGATGCCGACAAGGCTCAAGAGATCGCGGCCGAGCATGGCATCGAGGCGCATCTCGCCACGATCTTCCGCTGGAAGCCCGAGATCGATGCGAGGGCCTGGAAGGCCGCGCCCGACAGCGTGACCACGCCACTGCTCGCAGCGATCACCACCACGCCGTCTCGTCCCAGCTACACCATCACCAGGAAGGAGTGACCAATGGCTCTACTGAATCAATCGTTCCGCGCTGACGACCTGCCGCCTTCGGGCAATTACGATCCGATCCCTGCGGGCAAGTATCAGGCCAAGATCGCCGAGGCCAGCGTTGGCCTGACGAAGTCCGGCACGGGCGAATACATCAAGGTCCGGTGGGACATCCTCGGCCCCGCGCACCAGGGTCGCGTTGTGTTCCAGAACCTGAACATCCGCAACCAATCGTCAGCCGCCGAGGAGATCGGTCGTCGCCAGCTTGGCGAGATCATGCGCGCTATCGGGCTCGCATCGGTCCAGGACACGGACCAGCTGGTCGGCGGCGAGGCCGAGATCAAGGTGGCGGTGAAGCAGTCGGAAGAATACGGCCCGCGCAATGAGGTGGCCGCGACGATGCCGCTGGCCAAGGGGCAGCTGCCGCAGCCGGTGGCGGCGAGCAGGCCCGCCATGGCAGCGCCCGCTGCTGCGCCGTCTCGCGCCGCCCCGCCCTGGGCTCGTAAGGCCTGAACGAAAATGGGGCGGCAGAGGTGGATTGCTGCCGCCCCAAGTTTACAGGGAGGAGGACACTGCATGGCGACAGTTCCCGAGGCCAATCATAGCACTGCCGCGCTCATTGACAAGCACCACGAGGCGATGGCTGACGATCCGCATCGCGACCATCTCGGCGCATCGATGCTTGGTCACAAGTGCGAGCGATATCTGTGGCTCAGCTTTCGCTGGGCATTCCGCGAGCAGATACCCGGTCGTATTCGGCGGCTGTTCCGGCGCGGCCACAATGAGGAGGCGTCGATCATCTCCGATCTGCGCGCCATCGGATGCGTGGTTCATGATCGCATGGCAGATGGACGCCAGTATCGGGTCGAGCTTGCCCCGCATGTCGCGGGATCGCTCGACGCCATCATCGACAGCGGCGTCCCAGAGGCTCCAAAGGCGCGGCATGTGGCCGAGTTCAAGACGCATGCGCGGAAGTCGTTCGACGACCTCGCGGCGAACGGCGTGGCGAAATCCAAGCCGCTGCACCATGTCCAGATGCAAGCCTACATGCACGGCATGGACATAGACCGCGCGCTCTATGTGGCGGTCTGCAAAGACGACGACCGGCTGCACATCGAACGTATCGAGCGTGACCGAGCCATGGCCGAGAAGCACATCGAGCGGGGCGCGAGGATTGCGATGGCCGAGCGGATGCCGCCCGGTATCAGTGATGATCCGTCATGGTACGAGTGCAAGTTCTGTCCGGCGCGCGACCTATGCCACGGATCGCGCAAGACGACGGAGATCAACTGCCGCACATGCGCGCACTCGACGCCTGGCGGCGATGGCCAGTGGCGATGCGCGCGATGGGAAGACGAGGTGATCCCGTCGGACGCGCAGCGCATCGGCTGCGGCTCGCATGTGTTCCACCCTGATCTGGTGCCGTGGAAGCTGCACGACAGCGGCATCGAATGGGTGGCGCTATGGGAAATCGACAACGCAATGGTCGCCAATGGCGAAGCGGATGCGAACGTGTATTCAAGCCGCGAGATCCTCGGAGAGACCGATGCTGCGTGAATATCAACGCCGCGCCATCGACATGCTGTATGCATGGATCGAAAAGAACGCTGGGCACCCTTGCCTCGTCCTGCCAACAGGTTCAGGGAAGAGCCACATTGTCGCGGCGTTGTGTAAGGACGCCGTACAGAACTGGCCCGAGACCCGCATCTTGATGCTGACTCATGTGAAGGAGTTGATCCAGCAGAACGCCGAGAAGATGCGCCAGCATTGGCCCGGCGCGCCGCTTGGGATCTACTCGGCTAGCCTGCGTCGCCGCCAGCTTGACGAGCCGATCACATTCGCCGGCATTCAGTCGATCATCAGCCAGATGGACAAGATAGGCCATGTCGATCTGGTCATCATCGACGAGTGCCACCTCGTCAACCACAAGGAACAGGGCAGCTATCGTGTGCTGCTCGATCATCTGGCGAAGGTCAATCCGGCCCTGCGCGTGGTCGGTCTCACGGCGACGCCGTATCGCCTCGGGCACGGCATGATCACCGATGCGCCAGCGTTGTTTTGGGATCTGATCGAGCCCGTCAGCGTCGAGGAACTGATCTACAAGGGGTTCCTTTCGCCACTGCGTTCAAAGGCGACAGCGGCCAAGATCGACGTCGGCGGCGTTCACAAGCGAGGCGGCGAATACATCGAGGCAGAGCTACAGGCCGCAGCCGATACCGATGCGATGAACACATCGACCGTCGATGAGGTCATCGCTCGATCCGAAGGGCGAAAAGCGTGGCTGTTTTTCTGCACCGGCGTCCGTCATGCCGAGCGCGTGCGCGACGAACTTCGGAAGCGAGACATCACAGCAGAATGCGTGGTTGGCGACACGCCGCCAGCCGAACGCGACCGCATTATCGCTGACTTTCGGGCTGGCCGGGTTCGCGCACTGACCAACGCCAACGTCCTGACCACCGGCTTCGACTATCCAGACATCGACCTGATCGCCCTCCTTCGACCGACATGCTCGCCCGGTCTGTATGTCCAGATGGTCGGTCGCGGGATGCGGCTGAAAAGCGAGGCCAAGGACTGCCTAGTCCTCGACTTCGCAGGATGCGTGGAGACACACGGCCCGATCATCGCGGTGCAGCCGCCGCGCAAGCCGGGGAAAGGGCAAGAGGAGAAGAAAGCCCCGACGAAGACATGCCCGAACTGCGACGAGGTGGTAGCGTTGTCCGTGCGGAAGTGCCCGGTCTGCGACCACGAATGGCAGATGCAGCCTGTCAAGCTAGAGTTGCGCGACGATGACATCATGGGCAAGGACGGCAAGACGATGGCCGTTAAGGCCTGGGTGTGGCGAAAGCATGTAAGTCGGACAAGCGGAAAAGAGATGCTGGCCGTCTCATATTATCCAGTTATTTCAGTCGCGCCGTTTGTGGTTGAATATCTGCCCGTCATGCACGACGGATATGCAGGGCAGAAGAGCCGAGGCCAGCTTATGAAGATGGCGGCGAGCGCCGGCCTTGACTGGAACGAATGGCTTAAGGGCGATTTGCCAAATGATGTCTGGGGGATCGAAGACGTGGCGCGCATGTTGTCTAGCGCAACGCCGCCGCGCGAGATCGAGTATCGGCAGGATGGCAAGTTCTTCCGGGTGATAAAGAGGAGATGGGAACGTGACGAAGCGACCGCCTGAACCTGAAGTCCTGAAAGCATGGCGCAAGCGCGTGCAAGAGCCGCAGCCCAAGATCTGCTGGACATGCGCGAAATACAGCCTCGATGGCATCTGCCGATTTTACGAGGCCGCACCTCCTGTTGAT